CTAGTATTGCGCTGTGTGTACGTACTGACCGTGAACGGACTCGTGGTCCATGACTCTATCGCAGCTTTAGGAGAAACCTCTCGGAGACGCAGCCAGTGTCGTTGGTAACGACGCTGGAATGCTTCCCGAAGGACTTCCTTTCGGCTGGTGTTAGGGCGTGGATCATCCACGTGCGGACAGCCTTGCGGCTGACCTGATAGAATCGGCGTATGCCGATCTGCTCCGTTTGTATCCCATATTCCGAGGGCCAACTTATCTGGAACGCAATTGCTTCTTTCGCTGAGATAGCGTAAAAGCATTGCCCATCCAGGCAAGACCCTATCGGTGTGGGGTGAGTGTACTGTCCAGACTTGTCGTTCCCGTTCCCAAGTTGGGAAACGCGGATTACGACGACTGCGTCCACTCCAGTGGTATACGGGTATGTAACTGAGGTGTGGATACGAACAATGTTCGTCCCCACCTGGAATAGGTCCGTATATTCTGACCAATTCCCCCACGATTCGATCGCGGGTTGCTGCATACTGTCTAGCATTGAGTTCATTACAATATTGTATGTAACTTGTGTAGACTTCAGGCGATCGGGACTCTGACCAGACTGTTCGGAAACGAACAGGAGTGACGTCGACGCCTTTGAAGGCGTCTGTGCCACACGACTCTCTAAAGAGTCCACTGGTGCAACTCTTCTCGCGGTTTATCTTTAAACCACACGATTCGAGTTGTTCGATTGCGTCTGCGGCTTGCGCCGTTGGTACAATCACATCGTCCCCGTACACTAAAATGCTCTTGCGAGCATCTGCGTTAGGAGCTGCGGCGGTGAGGATAGCCCATATAGTTAGTGCCATTACGGGAAAGCAAAGACTGCTTCCCATTGGCGCATACTTATGAAGCTTGATTACCTCACCGGTAGGCAGCTCAGTAGCTGAACTTCTGCATGCCATCAAACACTCAAATACGTTTGAAGGGAATAGCAGACGAACCAGACCAACAGAGACGCGATCCGAGGCCTCATTGAGGTCAAGTGTAGCGTACCTTCCCGACATGGACCCAAGTAGGGCACCATATTGGTTAGGCGTTTGGTCTGTGAAAAAGACATTCCACTTTGTCAATGGATGTCCTTCGACTAATCCGACAATCGCACTTCTCAAGCCTTGCTGAATCCACTGGTATTCCATTGGTTCGGCAGATATGAGACGTGGACCGCGTGAATCCTTCTGTACGAGTATTACTCGGGCTGGAAGGTCCACCTCCGTCCAAGAGTCGAAACTCTTGTACGTATCACAGACATGGCCAAGCGAGGCATAATAATATGCATCGCGAGGATAGACGGCCGTGATCTTCGCCGCGACATTGCTAAACAGAAACTTATCCCAAGGCTTTTGCTTTTGTGCAACAGCACCAGGGCCGTTTCTAGGATAGATGTCTAACGGGTCAAAACGTGCAAATAACCTCGCTAAGAGTATACGTGCACGGCGCAAGACTGATCGTTTACGAATCTCTTTTGGGAGATTCATAGGCCAGTCTTTATTGTCGACAGTGTCACAGTAGAGAGCCAAGGCCCTCTCATTGACAGTCCGTAAGCCCTCATCAGTTTCTTTAAACTTCTGTAGGACTGACAGTTCTTGATCAGCTGAGTAAGGGAGTTTGTACTTATAAAATAAGTGCAAAATTTGCCTCACTGCTTTAACGCTGTTTACGCATGGGTTAGGGAGGAGCGCTCCGTCCGGGCCTAGTACTTTCTCTATGAACTCACCCATAAACATGGGCAGTTCGCTACGAGGCATGGTTTTGAAGCCATGCTGCGCAGCAGATAGAGGGGTACCAGCTAAAGCTTTATCAAAAGCTTTACCGAGACGGGGCAAGGTTTTCGTAAGAAAACCTATGCCCTCCCTGTTCATCCTCTTAAGTACCTTCTTACGGGTACGCGAGAGGCTGGACAAGTTGAACATAACTCCATGCTGTTTCCAGACGTCGTCTAACATTGCTACGATGATTTTACTTTCATCTAGGCTCTGTGTTGGTTCCATAATGGTAACCACCTAGAGTATGCAACGCTAAACGATACTTATACAGAC